GTCGTTTGCTGTTCCGATTGTTTTGCCAGAGATTGAGGGAACCGCAAAAGTTACAGAATATCTAGCCCAAGATGTAGTAATTGCTATTTTGCCACCAGCAGTTTGAACGTCTCCCGAAGGTGAACCGCCGCTTCCAAAAGTTTGAACTACGCTGACAGCAACGGACGGAGTTCCGCTTGATGCTTTTGCCCAGAATGACACCGTGATTGTCTGATTAGCAAATGTTCGCACCGATTCAATTGCTTGTGAATAAATAAATCTATCAGCCGCTGCCGATTGTCCGCTAATAGCACAACGCACAAAATTCTTGCTTTCGTAACCAGCAACAGGTGCAGTTCCAGGAGTGAAAGTTTCAGCCGAAAGAGTTAAACTACCGCCCGTTCTAGCGAATGTCCATCTATCAAAATTGTAACCAAATGTGGAAGTTGTAGAAGTAAATCCTCTTTGGTTTATATTGAAATCACCATTGATAATCTTGTTCTTACCAGCGACGAAATTACCTTGCCAACGAAGTCCCGTTGAGGCGGAACTATCTGCCAGGAGTGTGTCGCCGTTGTTGCCGACTGGTAAGCGGTCAACCGTAGTTGAATAAGTAGCGATGTCACCTTTGGTCGTCAACGCAGATGGACCAGTTGCACCTGTTGCACCAACTGCACCATTTGAACCGCTAGGTCCTGTTGCACCTGTTGCACCTGTTGGTCCTGTTGCACCTGTTGGTCCCGTTGCACCTGTTGGGCCAACAACTGATGACCAAACAGCATCGTAATCAGAGTTTGAAGCCTTAACTAACGCTTGGCCAGTAGTTCCACCAGCAGGAACAACTGCATCACCAGGTTCATCAGTATCAACCCAGAGAACATTTGTTGATGTAGGAGCAGATGGAGAAAACTCAACACCTTGTGGTCCTGTTGCACCAGTTGGTCCTGTGGCACCAGTAGCACCTACTGGACCTGTTGCACCTGTTGCACCTGTTGGTCCTGTTGGACCTGTAACGCCATCAATACCTGTTGGACCTGTTGCACCAACTGGGCCTGTTGCTCCCACTGGTCCTGTTGCACCGATTGGACCTGTGGCACCAACTTCACCTTGAATGCCTTGAATTCCTTGTGGACCCGTGGCACCAGTAGCACCGATTGGTCCTGTTGCTCCAGTATCACCAGCAACTCCTTGTGGACCTGTAGCACCGATGGGTCCTGTTGCACCGATAGGACCGCTTGGTCCAGTGGCACCTGTCGCGCCATCTACGCCTGCAAGTCCTTGTGGGCCTGTGGCACCGATAGGTCCAGTTGGACCTGTCGCGCCTGTGGCACCGTCAGCACCGTTTGCGCCCGTGGCACCTATCGGTCCAGTTGCGCCAATAGGTCCAGTTGGACCTGTTGCGCCTTGAGTTACACCTTGTGTGACAAAACTAAAGTTATGTGAACTGCTATCAGTGTTGACACCATAAATTTCAACAATCATTCTCTGACCAAGAGAGACTGTTGTTGTTGGTAATGTGATGTCAGTATTTGCAGCAACTGGATTTGAACCATTGTATCCAGCCAATGTTGAATCTGAATCACCAATTGTTGAAAGAACAGTTCCGGAATTATCAGCAAGTTTCAATCTGCAAAATACTTCAAGTCCATCATTGCTTGCTGGCTTGAGCATAAACAAAGTGAAGCGTTGTGTTCCACCTGGAATCAATGTGAAATCAAATGGAGTTGAAATATAAGAAGCAATAAGAGAAGTTGTATTGCCAGGAATGTTGACAGTTGTTGTGCTTTGTGCAGCAGCAACTGGGTCCTCTGAAAGTTGCTTATATGAGCCAACTTCAGTTACTGAAGAATTGAAATAATAATAACGGCCAGCAACAATTCCTTGTGGGCCTGTTGAACCAGTTGCACCAGATGGTCCTGTTGCACCTGTTGCTCCGATTGGTCCTGTTGGACCTGTTGCTCCAGTTGGACCTTGAGCGCCAGTAGCACCTACTGGTCCAGTTGAACCTGTGGCACCAATCGGTCCTGTTGCACCAGTTGCACCAGTTGGACCTTGAATGTTTCCGACATTTTCCCAAGAACTTGTTACAGTATTCCAAACATACAAATCACCAGTGCCAACAATGTATGCATCACCAGCATTGCCAGTTGGATGTGCTGCTTGCAACGCTGCCAAAGTTGGATAAGTTCCAAGAATTTGAATTCCTGCACCTGTCGCACCAGTTGCACCTGTAGCACCAGTTGCACCTATCGGTCCAGTTGCACCTGTTGCTCCAATTGGACCAGTTGCGCCTTGTGGACCTGTTGCACCGATATTTCCTTGAGGACCAGTAGCACCAGTTGGACCTTCAATACCTTGCACGCCTTGAATACCTTGAATACCTTGTGCGCCACTTGCTCCAGTTGCACCAGTTGCACCAACAGGACCAGTTGCTCCTGTTGCACCAACAGGACCAGTTGCACCAGCAGGACCTGTAACACCAGTTGCACCAGTAGCACCAACAGGACCTGTTGCACCTACTGGACCAGTTGCGCCAGTTACACCTTGAACTCCAGTTGCACCTGTTGCGCCAGTTGCACCAGCAGGACCAGTTGCGCCAGCAGGACCAGTTGCACCTGTAGGACCTTGTGGGCCAGCAACACCAACATCGCTGACAACAACGGTGTTTGTATCCTCAAAAATTTCAATGTTATTAGACACGGGTTACCTCACCTGCAACTGTGATTTGTCCTTGGAAAAGTCTTGTTACAACTCCACCCGAAGAAATTTCTAAATCATAAACATAATATCCGGCATCTAAATTACCTGTTTGAGTAGCAGTTGCTGACAATACAAGTTTTCCTAGATTGCCAGTAATAACAATGCCGCCATTAGATGTAGTCAATGTCAAAACAGCATCATCAGAATTGTAGTTCTGACGCAATTGCATCGCTGCTGTATAGCCAGTCAAATTGATGGCTGCTCCATTTGAATCTTTGTAAAGAACATTGAGATTCCAATTGGAGCCTTGGTCCATTGTAAAGTTGTAAATACCTGCAGTCATTACTTCTCCGTTGCCCAAACTAAGAATCCGCCAACCGCTATCAACGCCAACGGAACGGAAATCATTGCAACCCCGATTGTAAATAAAGCCACACCAAGAACTTCAGCGGCGATTGCCCAATCTATTTTCTTCATTGTGGCTCCTTAGAGATTGAGTGAAAAGAATTTTGGAACTGGTTGCTTAGGCTCTGGAGCCTGGGTAGCGCGGTCATAACCGAAGATGCTGGCAACAGCAGCATCAATCTTGCGCTTACTTGAAGATTTGCTAACCATCACTCCGCGTGATGATTGTTTTGTTACACAGTTATTGACATGGCGAGCAAGTCTTTCATCGCCATCGTGAGTGAAGGATTGATTGACAACCGCTTCATAAAACTTCTGAGTTGCAGGAACCATACGCTCTGCAGAGTTTGGATACGAGACTACTGGCAGTCCTTCTTCGTCAAGAACCATAAAGGTTCGCTGCCATCTGGCTGGGTCGAAAACAATTTCTCGCACACTAAAGCGACTATCGCGTGCAGTGTTGATGATTGTTTGTTCGACTTCTGCGACTGGTACATGCCAGGTATTGTCTGCATCTACTGGCCTTTCCCATAATCCAACAACCATCAAATGTGGTTTTTCTCCGCCAAGTAACCAAGCAACCAACGCTGTTGAGTCATTAGAGAATGCACCATCAAATGCCAAGATAACTTCTTCGCCAGGTTCAGGTTCGCGTTCTCTATCAACTAATGATTCCCAGGTTCCAGTTGGCAGCCAAGCAACCGATGTGTTCACAAAGCAATTGATGCGTTTTGTGCGGAACTCTGCTTCTGGTGTGCGTAAGACTGCCGACTGAAAATCTTCAATATCAACGATGTCGCCTAATCCTGGATTTGCCTGCTCCCACAATGTCGGGTCGCGATGGTCACCTTCTGGATTTACTGGCTCCCACCACGCAAAGAAGAATGATGGGTCTGCAACTTCGTTCTTACAAATGCGCTGTCCGTATTGATACAGCGAATAGCATAATGAATCTTGGCCACTGGCTTGCGTCTTGACTCCTGCTGTTGTTATGCCGAACAACAGCGAGTCGGCGCGAGCGCCACCTGCCAGTGAAAGTGTGTTCCACAATTCCCAGTTTGGCTGGGCGTGGACTTCGTCAAAAATAACTAATGGTGAAGGGTTCAAACCTTCTTTGGTGTAAGCCTCTGCAGAGAGAACCCGATACACCGAAGCCTTGTCTTTATATTCGATTGCATCGCGATACAAAGTGAACATTGAGGACAGTTCTTCATCCATCTCAATCATTCGCTTTGCGGTGCCAAATACGATTCGTGCTTGGTCACGGTCTGCAGCGCACGAATAGATTTCGCTTCCGTTGCCACCTAAAGTCAGACCTGCTAATCCCATGGACGCAGCCAGAGCGCTCTTTCCGTTCTTACGGGCCATGCCAACCAACGCAGTACGATGGCGGAATCTGCCATCATCACGGCGAGCAAGAGCGTGACGCAGCAGTTCTCTTTGCCAAGGTCGCAACACCAAGAGTTTGCCAGCAGGAGAAGCGACAGAATCTTTTGTCACCCGACAAACAGTCTCCGCAAAGTCGGCGTACAAATCGCCATCGCCACGGTCCAAATCTTCTTTTGGCACTGGCGTTAGCCAGCGCGGTGGAAATTGGTTAGGCATTGCGTTTTTGCGAAAGGAGTTCTTCTAATCTGCTCCGAGCCTTCACTTCCGCAACCCCCAGTTTGCTTCTGTCGCTAGGCGTTAGGCCAAGCAATGACAGAATCTTCATGATTTCATTTTCGACAGTGCTAATCATTCCGACCAATGGATTGGCATATGCATAGCCTTTGTCGGTGTAAAGCACATATTCGGACTGGCTCAATTTTTTCACCAGTTCAGTTTTGCGTTCCATTTTTTCGCAAAGTTCAAGAAGCAAAGTTCCGTCAGTGTTTGCAATCCATGGAGCGATTGCGCGAATCTCTGTCCAGAATTTTTTTGATTGCTTCGACAGGTGTTGTGGTGCCTGGTCGGAAATCTGTGGCAACGCAATTACGCGGTTCACATCAGGCAATTTTTCCTTGCCTGGGTTTCCAAGTT